ATCTCGGCATTCCTGGTTCGAGACCTCGGGCTGGCGTGGGAAGAGATCGTGGATCTGTGCCCACGCACCACCCCTTTCGACCAGGCGTCCCCCGAAGCAATCCAGGTTCGCCTGGACTACCAGCAGGCGAAGAAGGACGGCGTCCTGCTGTGCGACGACGGCAAAGGTTACGGCGACTGGAACATCTGGGATTAGCCTTATGGCGTGAAGATGCGCTTTACCACCCGGTGCGCCCGATGCAGGAAGCCCCTGCACCAGGGCACCCCGGGCGCGCGCGCTTACGGAGGATGGTGGCATTCCTTGTGTCTGGGAAAGTACAGGATCGCAAGGGAGGCGCTACGTGTCCGACCATGAAGAGCTGATGGAGGCCATCAAGAACTGGACCCCCCAGGCCCAGGAGAAAGCCCTCGCCATGCTGAAGGAGCGGGAGGACCCCCCCAAGATCTGGTACTGCCATAGGGGCCGAACCTGCGACGGCGAAGCCCACCAGGGGGCGAACTACCCGCACGCCCGAGGCGACCAGTGGCCACCGGAAGGTTCCGACTGGGACGTGTGGGCGGCCGTCTCCGGTCGCGGCTCCGGTAAGACGCGCATGGGCGCCGAGTGGATGCGCAAGATGAGCGAATACGTTCCGCGCATGCTCATGGTCGGGCGTCGCGGCGTGGACGTGCGCGAAACCATGGTCGAAGGCGAGTCGGGCCTGGCGATGGTCTGCGAGCGCGCGAAGGTCGGTTACACGTGGGAGCCGTCGAAGAAGAAGTTCACGTTCGCTAACGGTGCAGAGATCCTCGGCTTCTCCGGCGAGGAGCCTGCATCGCTTCGCGGACCCCAGGGTGGCGTGGCATGGCTGGACGAGCCCGCCCACATGCCGCTCATCGAGGACGTGTGGTCCAACCTGGAACTTGCCCTGCGGCTACGCATCCCGGGCGGCACGAAGATCCTGGTCACCTCCACTCCCCTGCCGATCAAGTGGCTGAAGGAACTCCTGGCGGATGACGGAACCCGGGTTACCCGAGTCGCCACATACAAGAACCTGAAGAACCTGGACCCGCGCTTCGCCAAGCGCATCCTGAAGAAGTACGAGGGCACACGCCTGGGCCGCCAGGAGCTTCACGGCGAACTTCTGGCGGACGTGGAAGGCGCGCTGTGGAACTGGGAGATCGTCGAGGATGCCCGCCTCTCCCTCGAAGGCACGATCGAAGACCTTGCTGCCACGATGGACCGCATCGTCGTCTCGATCGACCCGGCAGGCACCTCCGGTCGCAAGTCTGACGAGACGGGAATCATCGTCGTCGGCCGCAAGGCTGGCATCTACTACATCCTGGCGGACGAGTCGGGTCGCTACACGCCCGAACGCTGGGCACGCCGAGCCGTAGACCTGTACGAGCACTGGCATGCCGACGCTATCGTGGTCGAGCGCAACTACGGCGGCGAGATGGTCAAGGCCGTCCTGGACAACATCTCCTCCTGGCCACGAGTCCGCGAAGTGACCTCCCGTCGTGGCAAGCTGATCCGTGCCGAACCCGTCTTCTCGCTGTACGAGCAGCACTATGTCAAGCATGTTCCGGGCCTCGCGGCGCTGGAAGAGCAGATGACGGAGTGGATTCCGGGCAGCTTCTCCCCCGACCGAGTGGACGCCCTCGTTCATGGCGTCACCGAGCTTTCCGGGAATGCCCGACCGGCCGAAGTGACTACGGCGACGGGGCTCATCGTGCCCAGCTCGAACAACGTTTACCGCTCTCCCGTCACCAGGCCAACGGTACGATCATGGACGTGACCTTGGAGACAGCCTTCGCCATCATCGTCGGAGTGCTGTCTATCGCACGCCTGACCATGCTCATCACCATCGACACGTGGCCACCTGTGGTGTGGGTTCGCACCTGGTGGGAGATGAAAACCGAGAACCCGGATACCGCTGATGAGGGGTGGGAGAAGCTGATCTCGTGCCCCTGGTGCATGGCCCCCTGGGTCACTATCCCGATCGGAGCCTGGGGGTACTTCAGCGAACTGCACTGGGCCTGGTGGGCATTCAACGGCTGGCTCGCTGCCGCGTACGTGGCAGCCTGGATCACGACACGGGACTAGGAGGAACGGTGCCCAGCAAGAAGACCACCCCGACCGCCCTTGTCGCTTCGGCGAAGCGCGTCCAGGGAGCAGGAGACCCCACACGCACGGCTTCCACCGGAAACGGATGGCAGGAAGCGGCCTGGCATTTCTACGACACGGTCGGCGAATACGCCTACGCGGTGAACTGGGTCGGAAATCTCCTCTCCCGAGCGAAGCTGTTCGCCACCCGAGACGACGGCTCCGGCCCTGTACGCCTCCCCGACACTGATCCGGCAGCCGAATACGTGAACTCCTTGTTCGGGAACACGCAGGGCCGCTCCCAGGCTCTCCAGCAGATCGGCGTCCACTACACGGTAGCGGGCGAGACCTGGATTATCGGCAGGCAGGACGGGGGCATGGACTCCTGGCAGGTCGCTGCCCCGTCCCGCATCGAGCGCCAGGGTGACACGTGGCTTCTGGACCGCGTAGCGCTCCCCGCGAACGCCTTCAAGATGCGCATATGGCGACCGCACCCGATCAATCCGAGGGCGGCCACGAGCCCTTCACGGGCCGCCCTTCCCATCCTGTCCGAGATCGAACGCCTGACGATGCATGTCGCAGCCCAGGTGGATTCACGGCTCGCGTCGGCTGGCGTTCTCCTCATGCCGAACAGCATGACCTTCAACACTGCGGTCGATCAGGACGCCAGCGGGAGCGCCACCAGCAGCGGAAGCTCAGACGCTTTCGTCAAGGTGCTTCAGGACGTCATGGCTCGTGCCATCGCGAACCGTGACGACGCCTCTGCCCTGGTCCCGATCGTTGTCACGGGCGACGCTGACGCGATCGACAAGGTGCAGCACATCACCTTCTGGTCCGAGCTGGACAACCAGGCCATCGAGCTGCGCACCGAAGCAATCCGCCGTCTCGCCCTGTCGATGGACATGCCGCCCGAGATCCTGACCGGTCAGTCCGAAGGTTCCCGCTTCCACGTGTGGTCGATCGACGAGTCCGCGATCAAGTCGCACACAGAGCCGCTGCTGAACCGGATCGCCGCTGACCTCGCTCAGGGCTACCTGCGCCCCCTCCTCACCGATGACGGGCACGACCCGGAAGAGGTGGAGCAGTACGGGATCGGCATCGATACTGCGGAGATGCGCCTGCGCCCGAACCGTTCCCGCGAAGCCCTGGAGCTGTACGACCGTGGCGAGCTGAAGCCCGGCGTCCTCCTGGAAGAGACCGGCTTCGACCCGGACACCGACGCTCCTACAGCGCGCGAGATGGTCATGTGGCTGACGCAGAAGGTTGCTCAGGGCCAGACCACCCCGGAGATCGTGGAGGCCGCCCTACGGCTTCTGGGAGTGCAGATCGAGGCCGAGATGGCGCAGGAGGCACAGGAGACTCAGGAGGAGCGGCCGACGCCGTCCCTGGAGGAGCACCCGGACCGAGACATGCCGGAGCCATCGGACGGGCTCGTGGCCGCCTGTGAGGTTCTGGTGTTTCGAGCGCTGGAGCGGGCAGGGAATCGACTGCGGAACAAGATGCAGCGCAAGATCCCGAACGTCGCGGCACCGGAGACCTACATGTTCGTGCCGTGCGACAAGTCCACGCTGGACTTCGCGCTGGACGACGCCTGGACTGCCGTGGACAGGTTCGCCACCAGGTGGGGCGTGAACGCAGAACGCCTGAAGGACTGCCTGGACGCCTACGCCCGCGCCATCATGGGCGAGCAGAAGCCACACGACCCGGAGCTGATGAAGCAGTTCATCGCCCTCCTGGAGGTGACAGCATGAGCATGATCTTGTTCGCCCTCGACCTGGAAACCTTCCAGGCCAGGCGTCGAGCCAGTCAGGATGAGGCGATCGAGGCCCTTCGGGCTGCCGTGCGTGACGCGCTGGAGAACTTCGGCGCCCCCGCATGGGATACCGAGGTGCTTCTGATCGCCGGGCAGGTCTGGGACGCCACGCAGGAAGCCGATGGGGGCTCCGTCGAGGCCCCGCCCGGCTTCTTCGAGACCCTGTCTGACTCACTGAACGAGACCACCACTCCGACAGATCCCCCGAGCGACGCCCAGGTGGAGCGAGTCGCCACCTGGATCGCCGTTTACACGATCAACGCCTCCACGGACGCGCTCGCAGTGGCAGCGCAGCTCGAAGAGGACGACCTGGTGCTCCGCGAATGGGTCACCATGCAGGACGCCGACGTACGGGACCTGCACCGCCCCCTGAACGGCGTCCAGCGCCCGATCGGGGAACGTTTCCAGGTCGGAGTGGCCGAACTGCGATGGCCGGGAGACCCTGTCGGACCACCCGAAGGCTGGATCAACTGTCGGTGCGTGCTGCGACCGACGCTAGGAGGCGAAATGGCAGCGAAGACCGTCACGGCAGCCAGCGACCCGGTCTCAGACGGCCTGGAACCGCCCGAGCCGACGGAAGATGAGCAGATCGAGAGCCTGATGTTCCAGGCCGACTTCGACCCCGGCACCATCCCGATCCACGGCGTCCTCCTGGACCGCACCGAGGAGACCGGTGACCGCCGTCACCTCGCCGGGGAGTTCTCCGTGCTGTCCGTGATCGACGGACCGGTCCCCCTGCGCTGGGTGAAGTCCGATGTCGGCATGCATGACGGTGCCGTTCGCGTCGCCTCCATCACGGAGACGTGGCAGGAGGGCGACCGCATCCTGTTCAACGGGAACATGGTCCAGACCCCCGAAGCGGCTGAGGTACTCGCGCTCCTCGCAGAGGGCCGTATGGGAATCTCCGTGGACATGGACTCGGCAGTGTTCGAGTTCGAGGGCGACGAAGGCGAGGAGATGCAGGTCTTCACCGAAGGCCGCATCCGTGGTGCCACGCTCGTGGACATCCCCGCCCTGGTCGGCGCATGGGCTGAGATGGGTTCCTGGCAGGACATCGAAATGCTGGCCGCCTCCGGGTGTGCCCCATGCCAGGAGCAGCAGGAGATCTACCGAACCTTCCAGATCAGCGACGCTGAGTGGGACGGTTCGTCATCCCGATTCACGGACGAGGAGTGGTGCCGATCCACGATCGTCCACCTCGAAGAGGGCTGCACGAGCAAGTCCGAGCACAAGATGCCCATCCGCGAGCCAGGCGGCGCGCTGAACCGGAACGCCGTCCATAACGCGGCGGCACGGTTCAACCAGGTGGAGGCACCCGAAGCGGAGATTTCAGCCGCTCGCTCTCGCCTGCGAGCCGCATACAGCGAGCTTGGCGAGGAGCCGCCCGAGATCATCGCCTCGTCGGCCACGGGGACCTTCCAGGTTCCCGGAATCCCGCCCCAGACGAAGGACGCACCCGGCTGGATCACCCACCCGAGCGAGACGGCACGCCTGCGTCGCTACTGGACTGAAGGCGTCGGAGCCGCGAAGATCGCCTGGGGCGCGCCCGGCGACTTCAACCGGTGCCGTACGCAGCTCGCCAAGTACGTCATGCGACCCGACTGGCTTGCCGGTCTGTGCGCGAACATGCACTTCGACGCTCTCGGGTTCTGGCCCGGCGAGCACCGCCTCCGTACCGTGGAAGGAGCCGTCATGGCGTCCGCATTCACCGTCGTGGACGAGCGCAAGACGCTCCCCGCCGCGTGGTTCGAGAACCCGCATCTGAAGATGCCCACCCCCGTTACCGTGACGCAGGAAGGCCGCGTCTTCGGGCACATCGCCCAGTGGGGCGTCTGCCACACCGGGCTGGGCCTGTCCGTAGGCGACGCCGACGCCTGCGTGGCGGCTCCCCCCTCGGCGAGCGGCTACGCCTACTTCCTCACCGGCGTCATCGACACTGACGCGGGTGAGGTGCCGGTCGGCTCCCTCACCATGGGCACCGGTCACGCTGGCGAACGCCTGGGCTCCCACCCGGCAGCCGCGCACTACGACAACACCGGCTTCGCCATCGCGGACGTCACGGTCGGCGAAGACGAGCACGGCATCTGGTTCTCCGGGGCCATGCGCCCCGACATCGACGAGGACCGGCTGCGCGAGTTCAAGGCGGCCACCCTGTCCGGCGACTGGCGCAAGGTGCGAGGCGACTACGAGATGGTCGCAGCGCTTGCCGTGAACGTCCCCGGCTTCCCGATCCCCCGCCTGGCACTGGCGGCTTCGGCAGGTCGGCAGATCTCGCTCATCGCGGCTGGCGTCGTTCCTCCGCGAACCGACGACGATGCTCCGACGATCACTCCGCTGGAGTTCGTCAAGGAGGTTCGGACCATCGAAGCGCGTGCCGCGAAGGCTGCCGCGCTGAAGCAGAAGTTCGCCGCCGAGCGGGCTGAGATCATGAAGGCGCGCCGTCAGGCGCTGGTCAAGAGCATGGAGGGCTGAGCATGTGCAACTGCAAGAAGAAGCAGCCTGCCGCGCAGACGAAGTACAAGTACACGTCCGCTGACGGCAAGACGACCAAGGAGTTCACGTCAGAGCTGCGGGCCAAGATGGAAGTCCGCAGCAAGGGCGGTAAGTTCGAGCCCGCCTAGCAAGCAGAGCGAAGCCCCCCGCCATCTCCTGCGGGGGGCTTCGCCATAGGGCGACCTATCTGACCCAGGCTAACGCCCGGCCGAGAAATCCGCGATGAGAGTCGGGATGGACGAATCCATACCGACCACATCCAGGGTCTTCGGGTCGTCCGGGTCGGCGATCGAGAAGTTCGTCGCCGTGAAGCCTGCCACGACCAGCTTCGCGTCGATACCCATCTGCTGGCGGTAGAACTCCAGCGCCTGGTACGGGTGAACGTCGCCGTGCCAGGTCTCGTTGTCCGTCATGATGATGAACGTGTCGACCTCCAGCTTGTTCGCCTCCGCGTACAGCATCGGAAGCGCGCAGTCGGTACCACCGTGCGGGAACCGGGACATGTACGAGACCATGTCGTCCAGTCGGCGGCGCGGGGACAGGTCCAGCGGCGTGACAGCGACGCGCTGGTAGCCGTTGTTCCCGTGGAATGTCCGCGACTGGTTCAGCACGGGACCTGCCGTGAATCCGACAGCGTGAACCTCAGCCTCCGTCTTCATCGTGACGAGCGACATCGCGGCGGCCATCTCCCGCGCCGTGATGGGAGAGTTCATGAGCTGGACGCCCATGGACGCCGACACGTCGATACCCAGCAGGGTCCGCTTCCCAGACGGCTGGACGGACCCGAACGCCTTGTAGAACGCCTCGTCCAGCGCGTCCGTGATCGCGGGCATCGGAGACCACGTGGACCCCTTCCCGCGACCGGAGGCGTAGGTGCGCTGCGCCAGGAGAACCGAGACCGGGTGGACGCGACCACGGATCAGGCGGACCTCGTCCGCCAGCTCAGTCAGGGCACGGCGCAGGGTGGAACCCTTCAGAACGCCAAGGCGGGTCAGGCGCGGAAGGTTCCGCATCAGGGCCGTGATCGGCATCCCCATCTCCACCAGCGCCGCCCAGACCTTCGGGTCCGACTGGAGATGGTTCGGCAGCATCTCCCACGTGATCCGGTGGTCGCTGCGCTGGATCAGGGCGACAGCCAGGCGAGCGGTCGTGGCCTCTTCCTGGAGCCGCGTGAAGGTCCGCACAAGCTCAGGAAGCTCCTCATCCATGCGACCCTGCGTAGCCCAGCCGAGAAGCGCGTTGTGCTGCGGCTTCCCGACCGGCTTCGGGTGCGCCTGACGGGGAACGTCACGGTGCGTCCAGCCCTCACGGGAACGGTACTTGACCATCTGGTAGGCCAGGGTGTCCGGCTCCTTGTCCAGGTACCAGGCCGAGATCGCCTTCGTCAGCGCCGGACCCCAGCCACGGAACTGCTGCACGTAGTTGATGAACGTGAACAGGTGCGTGGCCGTACGGGCGACGCGGGACAGGTGGTTCAGCGCGTACCGTCGTCCGGCCTCGTTCGGCAGAGAGCAGGCGATCGCGAGAGCGAACAGCGCAGGCTGTACCTTCGGGGCGCGACCGCCCTCGGAGATCTCCACGATGGTGTCTACGAGCGTGTTCGGGTCCGTCTCCGCCATCCGACGCAGGGCGTCGAAGTTCTGGAAGGTGAGGTCTCGCGCTGAGGCGTAGTAGGTGGGGGCGTCCGATCCGAGGATCAGGAATCGCTTCACTCGGTCCAGGTCGCCCATCGCGAAGGCGTATCCGCCTGCCGAGTTCTTGACCTGGTCGGACCGGGCCTTCATCGACTGCGACGTACGCCGCGTGTTGACCATCCGGTAGTGGTTCATGGCTTCCTCCTTCGTTGGAGCGCCACTCTTCCCGACAGCCGGGGCGGGCAAAGGCGTGGACCGGGTTTTAAGCGCTCTGCCGATTGAGCTACCCCCGGACTCGTCCGGGGGCCTGGACTCGAACCAGGAACCTCTTCCTCCACAGGGATAACCGTTCCACTTCGGCTCGCCCCGGCTAGGGAAAGAACCAGCAGTGCGGGCGATGGGTGGTCAACGGGTGAACGGCAGGATTTGAACCTGCGACCTTCCAGGGTTACTGGATGCTCTACCGCTGAGCTACGCCTCTGATTCAGAGAGGTAACCGCTAACCTTCGGCTCGCACTGCTGGTTCAAGACTGGCATGTGGGCAAAGGCTGCGAACGGGTTTTAGCGTCTTAGGCCGCTCGACCACAGGACCGCTTTACGCCGCCCCGGCGGGATTTGAACCCGCGTCTCTCCTGTTCAAGAGGTAACCGCTCACATTCGGCTCACATGTCAGTCCACAGAGTGGCGCGGGCAAGTGGTGACGGCGGGTTTCTAGACCTCCCCCGAAGGGTTAGCCCGCAAGGAATCGAACCTCGTTAGCCAGATAACCGCTCGTCGTCGGCTCGCGCTCTCTCGAACCAGGTACACCGTAACCCCCTATCTGCGCAGGTGGCAAGCGGTATACCTAAACCCCTCCCCCACCTGGACCTTCACATGTCCTACACTCCGGCGCAGAAGTAGGATGCACGACCCGTCGGCCCGAGGCCGCGTGCCAGAGACGTACACGCACCCACCAGACGGGAGTAGCCCTGATGGACTTCGAAATCCCCGAGAACCTCGACGGACTCGGCCGCGACGAGATCGCCGCCCTGGTCGCCAAGGCGTACGAAGAGTCGGCAGCCTTCGACAAGATCGCCGACGAGGACTTCACCCCGGAGAACCTGGAAGAGCTGGAGAAGCTCGCCAATCTCATCGAGACGGGGAACGCCACGGTCGCCAAGATCGACGCCGAGGCCCAGAAGAACGCCGACCGCCTCGCGAACGCCCGCAAGGCAGTCGCCAAGCCGGAGCCGACCCCCGAGCCCGACCCGGAGCCGGAGCCGGAGCCCGCCCCGGTCGAGGACGAAGAGAAGGTCCCGGTCACCGCCGCCGCCAAGCGCAAGCAGGTCACCCAGCGCCTCGCGCGGACGACCCCCGCACCCGAGCTTCCCGAGCGCCCCCAGGCGACCATCATCGCCTCCGCCGACGTCCCCGGCTTCGGCACCGGCGCGATCATGGGCGACCTCGACGCAGTCGCTGAGGGCTTCATCGCCCGCTTCGGTGCGATGCCCCCGGGCAAGGTCGGCAACATGCAGAACCGCTACGGCGTCGCCACCATCAAGAAGGCCCGCACCGATGGCCTCGTCCTCGAAGGCGGCCAGTTCCGCTCCCTCCAGGACCTGCTTCAGGAGGCGTCGCGGGAGTCTCGCCTTCCGGGCGGTTCGCTGACTGCTGCCGGTGGCTGGTGTGCCCCGTCCGAGACCGTGTACGACCTTTGCACGATCGAGTCGACGGACGGCCTCTGGGACGTCCCCTCCGTGAACGCCACCCGTGGTGGCCTGAACTTCACCAAGGGTCCGGACTTCTCGGACTTCTACGCCTATGCGGCGACCGCGTTCCAGACCGAGGCTGAGGCCGAGGCCGGTACGACCAAGGTCTGCATCGACGTGGAGTGCCCGCCCTTCACGGACGTGCGCATGGATGTCGCCTACGCGTGCATCCGGGCTGGCATCCTGACGAACTCTGCGTACCCGGAGCTGATCCGGCGCTACGTCGAGGGTGTCCTGATCGCCCAGCAGCACGCCATGACGGCGCGCCTCATCTCGCAGGCCGAGACTGTCACGGGCGCCGCCATCTCCCTGACGGACGTGTGGGCGAACGTCATCGGCTTCCTCGCCATGCTGGAGCTGGTCGCCGAGGGTGAGCGTCAGCGCTTCCGCATGGCTCGCTCTGCGACGCTGGAGATCATCCTCCCGTTCTGGACCCGGGCGGCCATCCGCGCCGACCTGTCCAACCGGACCGGTGTGGAGCTGACGAACGTCACCGACCAGATGATCGACGCCCACTTCGCCACTCGTGGCCTTCGGGTGCAGTTCATCTACAACTACCAGGAGCTGGACGTGACGACCGCTGGTGTCGCGACCGACTACCCGGACACGGTCGAGACGATCATGTACCCGGCTGGCACCTTCGTGAACCTCACGAAGGATGTCATCTCGCTGGAGGCGATCTACGACAGCACCGGCCTGGAGACGAACACCTACACGGCCATGTTCGCCGAGGAGGGTATGGCGCTCGCGAACGTCTGCCACGACCCGCGCCGCCTCTCCATCCCGTTCCAGGTCACCGGCCTCACGGCTGCTGCGATCATCAACCAGGATCTCGGCGAGGCTCCGCCCGCCTACACCGAGGACTGATCGGCGGAAGGGTGCTGACGCGGCCGGTCAGCACCCTTCCTTCCCCCGAAGGGAGGTAGGCCGATGGTTCTTGGAACACCCGTCTACATCGAGGCACCTGCCGTCCAGGCTGCTCCTGGTGGCCTGTACGCGGTGGCCCGTGTCATCGACGCAGACCGCCACGTCGGCGCGTCTGGCATTCAGTACCTGGCGGAGACATGCGGTGTTGCATCGGTTCTTGACGACCCCGCATGCACGCCCGCTGGGGAGCGTCCGACCAAGACGTTCGACGAGATCGACATCATCTCCGGCGACCCGTTCGCCGTGTACAAGGGCACCGAATGCACGGACATGACCGGCGACGACTCTTCGTGGGCTCGCCGGGGACTGGAGCTGACCGAGCACATCGCGGTCGAGACCCAGGTCATGGCGGACCTTCTCCAGGGGGCGACCGACGTGACGCCGACGCCTGGCACTGCCGTCCCGGTGCGTCATGGGATCGCTCTCCTGGAGGGCGTCGCAGCGGCGAACTATGGCGGTGTCCCGGTGCTGCACATGGCCCGCTCCACGGCCACGATCGGGTTCTCTGAGCGCGTCCTGGAGCATGACCTGAACTTCACTGTCACGACCATGCAGGGCGCCCTGGTCGCGAACGGCGGCGGCTACGAGACGAACCTCAGCCCGGCAGGTGTGGAGGCGTCGGCAGGGGAGGCGTGGATCTACGTCACCGGCGCTGTCACCGTGGCGCGTACGCCTGTCGTGGTGAACCGGGTCCTGGGTGCCAGCGAGGCGCTGAACATCCAGAACGCACTGGCGGAGCGGTTCATCTCTGTCACCGCCGAGTGCATCAAGTACGCCGTACTCGTGGAGCTGGTCGTCTGATGGATGAACTGACATACGGACCGCGATCCCGCAAGAACGCGCGAGCCCTGATCGATGCAGCGAAGGATCTGGGCTACGCCACGAGTGTGGTCCGCACCTCCTTCGCTGGCTACATCGCACCCAGGGATGTTGTAGAGCGTGTGGCGGGCGTGAAAGACATCGAGGAGGGCGTCACCTACCCCGAGCCCCCGAAGCCCGTCTACGAGCCTCCTGCGCCTTCTGGAGTGCCTCGGGGGAATGCCTCTCGCAAGATCTGGGAGGACTTCGCCCGTGAAGTCGGGGTGGACCCGGAGGGCCTGGAGTACATCGAGCTGAAGCGTGCCGCCACCGAGGCGGCCCGGACAGGAAAGGAGAACTAGGACATGGTCACAAAGTGTCGGTCCTACGTCCGTGGCCGCGCCATGCGCGTTACCAAGCTGGACGGATGCGGCCGCCCCGTTTACAGCGATTGCAGCACCGTCACCTCTGACGGGTTCGTGAGCATCGCCTACACGGCCAACACGGACGACGGCGAGGAGATCAACGTCCAGAACGCGGCCGGTGAACGCTGCGTCTACGACCCCGCGATCCCCACATTCCTCGGGTACACGATCGAAGTCACGTTCTGCAACGTCGACCCCGACCTGTTCGCGATGATGACAGGCCAGCGAACCATTACGGATGCCTTCGGCGACGTCGTCGGCTTCGCGATGGACTCTTCGGTCAAGGCTTCTGATGTGGCGTTCGCGCTGGAGGTCTGGGCCGGTTCCCAGGGCAACGGCGCATGTGTCGAGGGCGCTACGGGCAGCTACGGCTACATCCTTCTGCCGTTCCTTCAGGGCGGCATCGTCGGTGACTTCACCATCGAGAACGCCGAGGTAACGTTCACAGTCTCGGGTGCTGCCACGAAGGACGGCAACGCCTGGGGTGTCGGCCCGTACGACGTGGTCGTGGGTGCCGACATGGACCCGGCCCCGCTGCCGGACCCGCTCACGACGACGGACCACCTGTACGTCATCGAGACGGGTATCGCCCCGCCCGAGGCGCTGTGTGGCTGCCGCCCGCTCCTGGACCCCGCTGGGGCGGACCTGGAGAGCGTGGACACCGAGGCGACCCTCCTGTCGGTCGACTTCGATCCGGTGCCGGAAGGGTCGGACCCGTGGTGGATCGACTTCGGCGACGGGACGTGGGACTACTCGGAAGATGGTTCGACCATCACGCACGAGTACGAGGAAGCTGGCACGTACGAGTTCACCGCCTACCGGGGCACCACCTCGGTGACGGACACTGTCACGGTCAGCGCCACGACCTGATCCACTGGGATGATTGGCGGGGGCATTTAACGTGTTAAATGCCCCCGCCATCGTCCTGTAGAAGGAGGAAAAGATGACCACCGAGGCTGAAGTCCTGGCACAGTTCCCCGACAACACCACTGGCGACATCGATGCCGATAATGTGCGGAACTTCGTCGGGGCCACATGGGAGCGTTTCAACGGTGCCACTGCCGTAGACGGCATCCAGTTCGACACGAATCCCCCGGTGCCCGCGCACACGCCAGGTCACATGCACTGGAACACCTCCGAGGGAATCCCGGAGGTGATGACCAACATCACCGGCGTCATCCTCCAACTGGGGCACGAACTGTTTGCCGAGGTGCGGAACAACTCGGGTGCGGCGATCCCGAACGGGCGTGCGGTGCGGATCACAGGCGGGATCGGAACGCGCCCCACGATCGGACTGGACAACGGGGAGGGCGGCGTCCTCGGGCTGACGACTCACCAGATCGCGAACAACTCCAACGGGAAGGTCACGCTGTTCGGGCTGATTCGCGGCGTGAACACGTCGGCGTTCTCCGAAGGGGACGTGATCTACTCCTCGTCCACGGGGACGCTGACAACCTCGATCACGTCCTCGTTCGTCGGGTACGTCACGGACTCCCACGTGAGTGACGGCACGATCCTTGCCTCACGTCTGCGGACCGACGCGGCAGCAGGAACCACGGCTCAGCGGCCCACCACGAGGGCTCTGGGCTTCCGGTACTTCGACAACGACCTGGGGTTCCCGATCTGGTGGAACGGCGCGGACTGGGTTGACTCCACAGGCTCGGTGGTCTGATGAGCGTCGAGAACGAGTTCTCCAGCGCGTTCTCCAGCGCGTTCGACGCGACGTCCAGCGACTTCCCCGGACCGCTGGACCTGTGCTGGCCCGTGAACTGGGATGTCTGCCCCGGCGATGTGCTGTCTCAGATCACGCCAGACCAGCAGGCCGTAGCCGAAGCCATGGCTGTGCAGACCCTGCGGGTCCTGACTGGCTACCGGGTCGGCGGCTGCCCTGTCACGGTCCGGCCATGCTCGATCCGGTGCCGGACCAGCTCGTGGCTGATCGCGCCCGTAGGCATGGCGAACTGGGCTGGCGCTTACGGCGGATGGGGGTTCTCCCCCTACATCGGCCCTGGCGGTGCGTGGCTGAACGCCTGCGGCTGCCGGAACGATGACTGCTCCTGCACGAAGGTTCACGAAGTCCTGCTTCCGGGCCATGTCGGCAATATTGTCTCGGTGGTCATCGACGACGAGATCCTGCCGACCACCTCCTACCGTGTGGACGACGGGAACCGGCTCGTGCGCACGGACGGCGAGGACTGGCCTACCTGCCAGGACATGAACGCCGAATCGGGGCCTGGGACCTTCTTCGTCACGTACCTGAACGGCAACCCGGTAGACAACGTCGGCTCGTACATTGCAGGACTCGTCGCTGCCGAGTACGCGAAGGCGTGCCTGGACATCGCCTGCGCGCTGCCCTCGAACGTCACGAGCGTGACCCGGCAGGGCATCTCCATGCAGCTCGACCCGGATGCGTTCGCGAACGGGACAGGGATGCGGCTCGTGGACGAGTATGTGCGGATCTGGAACCCGTACAACGTGCCGCCGTCAGGGGTCTACTCCCCCGACGACCGTCGCGGCCGAGTCACCACCTGGAGGGCCTGATGGTTTACACCCCAGACACGACCGTCTGGCCCCTCCTCGTAGAACTGAAGGAGTGCCTATGCCAGGAGCTGACGACTGCTGAGCTGCTGCCGGGTGACTGCTTCTGCGGCATCCTCCCCGGCTCCGATGTGCCGTACGACTACGACAATGGCATGGCCTGGGTTCGCCTGACCGGTGCGAACCCGTCTCGGACGTTCCCTAATGCGGCCGTCTTCTCGAACGGCTGCGGTGCCCCACTCGCGTTCGGCGTCGAGGTGGGAGCCCTCGCATGCATCCCCGGCCTCGCGCCTGGAGGGGCGTTCCCTACGACAGAGGTCCGCCAGGAGGCGGCGAGCATCCAGATCGCGACCATGCAGGCGATGCGTCGCGCCATCACCTGCTGCATGCCGAAGGGGCTGGAAATCCTGCTCCAGAGCTACACCCCGGTCGGCCCAGACGGTGGTCTCGTCGGCGGCATCTGGACGGCGTCGATCTCTGAGGAGTTCTGATGGCCCGTGGCATCCGGACGACTACCCGCGTGCGTGTCATCGAGCGGAACCTTCGCGGGATCATGCTCCCGGGTGGCGATGTGTACGACTTCTTCGACGATATCGGCGACCAGATCGCTCGATCAGCAGCGGTGCGCGCCCCTGCTGTGAGCGGCACCCTGGCTCGAAGCATCCGGAACAAGGGGACCGAGTCGAACGGTGTCACCCTCACGGTGGAGGTCGGTCCGACCGGCGCGGCGCTGGAGTATGCCCACTACGTCATCCAGGGCACGAGTGCCCGAGGGAACGTAGGGAAGAAGCCAATCGGTCAGGCACTCGCCCAGCGGGGTGTGCCGAACGGTGGACCGTGGTTCCCTGGCCGACCCCAGGCCAGCCGCCCGAGCGGCCGGGTGAACCGGCGCCCTGGAAACTTCAACTCGAACCCGCCGAACGTGTGGTTCACGTCAGGCTCGGTGATTCGCGGCCAGGAGGAAAACAACTTCATCGCCCGCGCCGCCCAGGACGTCCTGGCGCGGAACGGGATCGTCGGAACGATCAGCCTGGCGTAGCGCACAGGTAGCCTTGGCGGTAAAGGAGGAAACATGACACTGAAGCAGTTCGGAAACGCCGCCAAGGCATCCACAGCGGAGCCCCAGGAGCCGCCCCTGAAGGCGAATGTCCTGGATCGGCAGGTCACATTCAACTCCCCGGGCACAGGCCAGATCGCGTATGTGGCTTCCTACATGGCAGGCGATGACGGAGAGATCATCCAGTACGGGGGGATGCTGAACTTCCTGTTCTCGCTTCTCCAGGACGACGATGATCGTGCCTACGTGAAGCGCTCGCTGCGAGACCAGTCACTGACGATGGAGGATGTCGAAGAGATCCTCATCTGGATCGTCGAGGAGTGGTCCGAACGCCCTACGAAGCGACCGTCCGACTTCTCGGATGGTCAGCGCACTACTGGGAAGTCTTCGACGGCGAACTCGCGTCGCGTGGCATCTCGCCGTTCGACCTCCGGATCGACCGCCTCTGCAACACGATCTACTCGCGCATCATCCAAGAAGGACTCCGAGGACTAGAAGCGACGATCGATGAACTGACAGAGAACCTGAACTCGGAACTGGCGAAACCCCTCCCGGGTCGCAGGCACAGGGTCACTCAGGACTCCATAGACGACGAGATGGCGCTGTTCCGCAAGGCGCAGCAGAACGTGTAGCAGGAGAGGAGGGTAGATGGCTGGCCCGAACGTGGCAGAAGTCACCGTTGTCATCGACGGTGACGGCCGACCCCTGCGCGTCACCGTGCGCCGTGAAGCAGAGCTGGCCGGTAAGGAGGCCGGGCGAAACTTCGGGACTGCGTTCGATGACGAGATCGAGCGCGCCATGGTGCCGATCGGCACTCGTCTCAGGCGACGCCTGATCCGAGTTGGTGACAGCTCGGCGGGGGGCTTCCGTAGTGGGTTCATCGGGCGTCTACGCGGGTCACGGAACGACTTCGTCAACATCATCGGGGTCATCGGCGGCGGCATCGAGCGTGCCTTCAGTGGGACCTTTGGCCGGATCATCGAGTCCTTCGGCGAGTCGATCTCGCGCTTCGCCGTGCGCGTCGGTAACGCCGAAGGACCGCTCACCGGATTCTCCCGCATCGTCGCTACCATCGGCGGCGGCATCCAGCGTCTTGGTACTGGCGGTCTCGACGGTCTGGTCATCCAGATCATCACGCTGGCCGGTGCGTTCAACATATCTGTGGCGGCAGCGGGGCCTCTCATCGCGGGGCTCGCAGCCGTATCCTTCAACACGCTGGTTCTGGCTAACACCCTGGCCGGTGGAATCCTTGGTCTCCTGGGAACCCTGGGTCCGATGCTCTTCGCTCTGGGGGCCGGTGCTGGCGTCGCGGCGCTGGGCATATCGAGCATGTCCGAGGAGTCGAAGAAGGCTTTCAAGCCGCTGGGAGACCTGTTCGGACAGCTCGGTGAGGTCGCGGAACGTCAGCTCTTCGGCGGGATTACCCAGCAGATCCGCGACCTGGCGGACTCGCTGGAAGGGACACTCACTCCACTTGTCCGGAATACCGCCCAGGCTCTCCGAGGCTTCTTCGACGACCTGACGGCATCGCTCCAGGGCGACGCCTTCGCCGAGCAGATGCGCAGCCTGTCAGAGATTCTGCCCGGCATCCTGCGCCAGCTCCTGGATCTGATCACGGGGCTGTCCAGTGGTCTGACGAACCTGTTCATCGCGGCGTCCCCTGCCGCGCAGCAGCTCCTGGGCTGGCTGGTCCAGCTCGTCGATCGCTTCGTCGCATGGTCGGCTAGCGCTGAGGGGCAGCAGCAGCTCACGAACTTCTTCAACGACGCCGTAAACATCGTCCGCATCCTGTCGGGGATCATATCCGGCGTTCTGGACATCCTGCGCACTCTGTGGGAGGAGAGCGTCTCTCAGGGGACGTCGTTCCTGGAGAACCTGCGTAACATCGTCCAGGAGTTCTCGACGTGGCTCAGCTCGCGTGAGGGTCGCGCGGAGCTGCGATCGTTCATGGGCCAGGCTGTTAGCATCGGCGAGACTCTGGGTACCACGATCGAGGAAGTCGGTCGACTCTTCGGCGCTCTGGACTCCCCTGGCACTCGGGAGGCGTTCAACTTCCTACTTTCCGGCCTGAACCTGATCATCACGATCATCACGAATCTGGTCCGGGTCGTCGTCACGGTGGGTGACACCTTCCGTGGGGTCTTCACGGCGGCACGTGCAGCGGCCAACTTCCTGCGGAACAACATCAACAACCTGGGTGATTCGATCGTTCGGATCATCACTCGTGGACTCGCACCTCTCCGTGCCTCATTCGGCGCGTTTTCCCGGAATGCCCAGGCGGCGATTCAGCGCGTGCAGGACCGGATCAACGCGGCAGGAGGCACCCTGAACGTGCTACGGTCCGCCGCTGGACGAGTGGGTGCCTTCATCTCCAAATCGTTCGATGACGTGGTGTTCAGCGTCCGAGTCGCAGTCGACTGGTTCAACAACCTAATCGGCATCATCAACAACGTCATCGGAGCCATCGCCCGGATCGCCTTCCCCAGCCCTCCGTCGTGGCTCTTCGGAGGTTTCGCAGGATTCGCCTCGGGTGGCATCGTGACAGGGCCTACACGGGCTCTGGTAGGCGAAGCGGGACCAGAGGCGATCATCCCGCTGAACCGTCCCCTGAGCCAGGTGGACCCCTCTGTACGGGCGCTGTCCGCTCTTCTCCAGGGTCAGACCGATGGTCAAGTCTTCCGTGGAGGAGGCAACACCTTCTCGGAGGGAGCCATCCAGGTCGTCACGCCCTACGCTGACCCCAGACTGACTGCCATCGAAGTAATGGACGCGCTAGCAGCGCGAGGGAGGTAAGAGATGCCCTACGACGGCTATCTGGAGCTTGGCGGCCGTGAGCTGGCTAACGCCGCCCGTACCTTCCAGTACGTCACCGACCTGAGCGCGTTCGGCCTCCACGACTGCCAGGGCTGCGAAGACCTGGCCGAAGCGCTGGACGAGACGTACACGACCCCGGCCGCCGACCCGGCACCATGGTTCGACCCGACCGACCCGGATACGGGTCAGTTCTTCGGCTTCTACCCCACGCAGATCGAGGGCCTGTCCACTTCCACGCGCGAGTCCGTGAACGTGGAACTCGTGGGCGACGGCTCCGTTCAGACCTCTCAGCGACGCGCGGGTCGAGACCTCATGGTCCGTGGTGCCATGTTCGCCGAGACGCGTGAGGCGCTGGACAAGGGCTTCTCGTGGCTGGACAACACCCTGAACTCTGAAGCCTGCCAGGGGGAGCAGGCACGCATCTTCTCGGCATGTCCGGAAGTGATCGAGTACCCGCCCGAGGCGTTCGAGCCGGTGGACGTGGGTGAGACGGGCCAGATCCTGCGCGCGAACCTGGCTGAGAACCCAGACATGGACTCGACATCCTCGACAGGTCTGGCCACGCCAATCGCCCGAACCAACCTGCTGTCCAACCCGTCCATGCAGGGTGGTTCGTTCATCGGGCAGGATGGCACGTTCACGCTGTCCAACGGCACGGGGTCGTCTGGCGACATGGATGGGGTGGACTACCGGGCTGCCGAGATCGACGTGCCGAACACGATCTCAGGGGTCAGCATCATCTCCGGCAACACCGTCCCTGAGATGGCAACCGTCACTGCCGGTCAGACGTACACGCTCTCGGCGTACGCCTTCCAGACTGCGGTCATGTACTCGGCACGGGTGACCGTGCAGTGGTTCGACGCGGGAGGCAGCTTCATATCGCAGATGGACGGCGCTACGACCGCTCTCGCCGCGAACGTGTGGGAACGGCGCTCCGACACCGCCGTGGCACCGGTGGGAGCGACAGGTGCCCACATCCGGATCGTGTTCACCGACACTGGCGGCATCATCGGCGAGTCCATCTTTGCTGGTGGGGGGATGGTCGAGGAGAGCGGCACTCTTAAGCCGCTGATCGTCGGCCCCATCTCCCTTGACCCGGATCTAGATTCCGACTGGTCCGGAGCCTCCTATGACTCCACCACGGAGGCATTCGCGCACGGCGTTACCTACCCGACGTCGGACGCGGTGCTGCGCATCGACGCAACCCCGAATGGGGGCTCCAGCAGCCACGCCGAGATGCGCCAGGCCGTCGTCAGCACTGAGAACACGGTGGCTGTCATCCCTGCGGTAGGCGACGCTTCCACAGACTCATACTGGAACGCCACCGACACCTCGGCGGGCGTCACATTCTTCGACCCTGACCGCACTTACCGCGTCTTCGGCGAGATCACTCTCCTGGACACGCAGAGCTTCGCGGGGGGCATGTCACGGGACCGGGCCATCGCTATCGTCACTGACACTGGTGGCCCTGACAACATCACGTTCCAGTCATCCAGCGCTCCGAACGTGGCAGGCACGACCCGCCTGTCCGTCACGTTCACAGTGCCCTCTGACGTCACACATTCCTACCTGCGCCTGTACAACGGGTCCAGCTCGACAGAGGAGCCGGTCTACTGGGACAAGATCCTCGTCGAGGACATCACCGATGGTGTGCCCGTCGACGACTTCTACTTCGATGGCGATACGACTGACACGGCCACCTTCACGTACGCCTGGACCGGTACACCAAACGAGTCGACATCCACGCAGAGCGAAGCGTTCGACTACCCGTCCGAGGCAGCGCTGTGGCAGACCACGTCAGGTACCATCACGGGGCAGCCCACCTCTGTCCAGTTCCTATGGGACCCGGAAGACGCACAGAAGGCGGCGTGGCGGCGCATCACGGGCCTCATCCCTGGCGAGCACTACCAGATCCGCCTGGACATGGGGGGGACCGCAGTCCGGGTTCAGGTAGGCGACGAGAACGTGTCGCCGGATGCCAACCTGGCCAGGAATCCACGATGGATCGGTTCTCAGTTCGATGGCACTCTTGTCAGCCCCGCGCCTGCGTCGAACATGTTCGACGAGGAGGACGACGGTCCGCTTGGCCTGGGGTGGCGTCGATACGTCTACCCGTCCGACACGGCATCGGACACTGTCTTCGTTACGGACACCGACGACCAGGAGAGCATGACCTTCATCCTGGAAGACAACGAGGTGACGGTCAGCGCCTACGCCTACGCCAGCGCAGAGTCGAACGTCAGCCTGGTCGTTCGCTTCTTCGACGTGGCAGGATCTCAGATCGGCACGGATTCCACGCTGGATACGGCCGTGGCGGACGGTGCATGGGTGCAGCTTTCGGGTGTAACCACTGGTCCGTCAGGCGTCGAGCGGATGCAGATCGAGGTGCAGTACGCGACGGCGGGTGCCATCACATCGGGTACCGAGTTCGGCGTGTGGGGGTCAATGGTGTCTCCGACAGGCGGCACGACGTACTTCGACGGGTACACAAGCGGCTACACGTGGAGCGGCCTCCCCGACGACTCATCGACCGTAACGGACGCTGGGGTCGAGTGGACGACTTACTCCGACCTTACGGGCGCCACCTGGACGCCTCCGACCGAGCCGACCGTTCTGGACTTCATCCCCCGCTCGCAGGATGTCACCCTCTACATCGATACTGGCGGTGGCCTGGGGAACGTACTGAACATCGAAATCTTCCGGGTGTGGCGAGTGCCTAACCCCGGGGTGATCGCGTTCAGCACGAACGACTTGGACATGGTCCCGCCCTCGGACGGGTGGCAGCATGACCCGGTGACGGATGTGGAGATCACGTCGCAGATCATCCACGTGCAGAACACCGCCTATGGAGGCGAGCTGCGCATTAACCTGCGTGCGGCCGATGCAGGTGGGGCGACGATCGGCGACACCACCGGCCCGTACCGGACGTCGTTCGGTCTGAAGCCCGGTGTGGTTTACCGGGTCGGGGTGAACTACTCCATCAGCTACTCGGGGGCAGACGACCCTGCGGAGCCGTTCATCGATGGCGCGATCTCGCAGACCGTGGTGTACGCGCAGGACAATGACATCGGCGACTCGGTCTACAGCTACCGGACGATCGAGTTCGTCCCTTCCGGCTCTACTGCGACGGTCCGCTTCGAGTTGAGCGAGACAGTAGTGCTGGCGTTCAACGAGAGTGTCGCGTGGACCATCGAGGAAATCCTGGTGGAGGAGGCTTTCACCGGAGCCGACACTTCCCAGCCCGATCCGCTGACGCCCGTGAATCGGACGATGTACAACGTCGCTGCGATCACAGGCCCGCAGATGACGGGTCTCCGTCGCACCTCGTGCGGGTGGATGGCCCAGGTGGCGTTCGGTCTGCGTGCAGGTAACCCTGGCGTGTTCCGGGACCCTGTCCTGGCTGGCGGTCTGCCCACGTCCGTTTCCACCACGCAGGAGGCGATCCCCTGCATCGACGGCGCTGAGGCACGGGTGAACTTCATGTACAACCCGAGTGTCGAGGTTGCCCTGAACCCGGTAGCGCTGCGTACGGACTACGCGCAGTCGGGCGGTGCTATCACTCGGGAGAACGGTGCCACGCCTGGGCCTGTGGTCGGGGAGTGGTTCGTCCAGGGCGCCGGGTCTACCCAGATCGTCGGCTACTACGAGTCCCCTCAGAATACGGGGCTGAACACCGTGGAGGGGAAGACGTACACGCACAGCGTCTACGTCTCGGCGGACGTCACCGGCGCCTACGACTGGTCGCTGGCGATCAACTACGACAACTTCACAGACATCGTCCAGGACACCGTAAACCTGACAGCGGACGAGTGGACGCGGATCGAGAACACGTTCACCATCCCGCTCGGGAACCCTCTGTCTCTCCTGGAGTTTCACCTCCTGGACAACGGCGGGATCGCGGGCAACCTGTGGATGGACGGCTACATGCTGGAACCCGGCGACACTGCGGGGACCGTGTGGGATGACACGTTCGAGGACGTCACATGGAGCGGTGATGAGCTGGAGTCGGCCCTGATCTTCGCGGAGCCGCAGGAGGACATCACCATCGATCCGGACTGCCCTCCGATCCCGCTGCCCCCGGCACCGCCGACTGTGGACGCCTCGTGCGTCACGGAGCCGAGCTCGTACCAGCGCTCTGTCATCACGATCCCGGAGAGCACAGTCCCCACGAACCTGACCGCGTACCCCATCCTGACCCTCCAGGCTGGCGCTCAGGATGTTCGCCAGGCTCGCATCCGGTTCTGGGAGAACCCGGATCATCTGACGATCGACGATCTGGACCCGTGCTCCTTCGACGGCGAGATCATCGTGTCCTACCTTCCGGCAGGTGCGACGCTGGTCATCGATGGCGTCCAGCGCATCGCAACCATGACTCTTGCTGGCGTCACCCAGGACGCTACACATCTGCTTTACGGCAGCGACGGCGGGCCGGTGGACTGGCCTGAGCTGACTGGCGGAATCGAGTACCTGGTGACTCTGGATCTCGACTCCGCTGGCACGTTCTCCGACACGCAGATGACTGTCGAACTGGTGGTGCGTGACTGATGGCTCTGGGATGCGAGATCAATCGGGCTTTCATCTACGACCGTGGCGGCGCCAACCGGCTGTTCGAGGTCTCTTTCCCGTCCCGGATTCGGTGGGAGCGGATTCGGGACGACATCTCCCAGGCGGACGTGACGATCCTCGACCCGAATCAGGGATGCCAGGACCAGATGCTTCGCGTGGCACCGCATCGGCATGAGCTGGTGATCTTCCGTGGCGATGAGCGTGTCTGGGAGGGGCCGATCACACTGATCGGCTGGTTCCAGGATCGGATCGAGATCACCGCGAAGGACGTCATGTACTACGCGCAGAAGACGGTGATGCGCTCCGGCTACGACAACTCGTTCCCGAACATCGAGACGACGATCCAGCGCTCCCTGAACATCCTGAACGGTGAGCTGTCCCGGAAGGAGTCCCTGGACCCGCCGATCAATGTACTTCCGTACGTGACGACGATCCTCTCTGCGGATGACGCCAGCACGTCGAAGGTGACGATCCCCTACCAGCACACTGTCTTCACGGACATCGACGACATGGCTCGCCGTTCCGGCATGGACTACTTCGTGGTCGGGCGCAGGATCGTCCTGATCGACACGCACACGATCTTCTCCACGACACCGCAAGTCACTGAGAGCGACTTCCTGTCAGAGATCATCGTCACCCAGTACGGCTCTGAGCACGCGACGTGGTCGGTCTCTGTCTCTGCGGCTGGGAACGCAGGCATCGCCTTCTCCGATGGGGCACCCCTCGGTGTCGACCCCTTCTACGGGGAGTGGGAGATCGTCGACAGCGCGTACAACGAAGACGGGACGGAAGAGCCGGTGCAGGACGCGCTGGAGGAGCAGGCGAACCGGAACCTGAACGGACGCAACCCGGTGCCCCTGCATGTCCGCGTCCCCGACAACTCGCTGCTGAACCCTGAGGGCGTCCTGAGCCTGGAGCATCTCGTCCCTGGCGTCCGTGTACCAGTACGTGCGACGCTGCTGACGCTGGAGGTGTCGCAGATGCAGAAGCTTAACCGGGTCGCAGTGGAGGAGGTCGGCGGCCAGGGCGAGCAGATCTCTGTCACGCTGTACCCGGCATCCGCGAGCGACGTACCCCCGGAGGAGTGACATGCCGAACCTGGTTCCGGAGTCGATTGAACAGTGGATGCGGCGAACGGAGTCTCGTGAGAACGAGTTGATGAGCCGGAAGTCCACCCTCGTAGCCCGCTCCATCGGCGATACGGTGGATCTGGATGACTTCCTGTGGTCGGGCCGCTACTACCGAGAGAGCCCTACAGGCACTACTACCGCGCTCGGGTACCCGGTGGATGGGTCTGCTGGGACGCTGGACGTCATCCGGAACCCCGCTTCGATCGAGGCTCAGCAGGTTTTCCACGACCGGGTGAATGGCGTCTCCTGGATTCGCTGGTATGACGGCGTCTCGTGGGGGCCGTGGACGTCTGGAGGTAGCCAGACTGCTGGCTTCTGGACCGACTACACGCCGAGTCTGACGAACTTGGCCCTCGGGAACGGAACGATGACCGCGAGGTTCACCTCCATCGGGGACACGGTTTACTTCTGGGTGAGCATCCTCTTCGGGTCTACGACATCCGTGTCGGGTGCCATCGGCGTGGGCGCTCCACTGGCAGGTTTCTCCACGACCGGATTCGTCTACCCGATGGGTACGGCGATAGCGAAGGACAGCCTGGCGAGCGGTCAGAACGTGTTCAAGGGTTTCACCACGAATGCTGGCGACGGTCCGGTCACTGAGGCTCGCATCGTTACAGCCGGGTCCGCTAGTGGCGGGGCGTGGAATGCCACGAATCCGCTTACGTGGGCCACTGGCGACACCCTCGCCGTGAAGGCGATGTACGAGGCTGCGTAGGACAGCGGTTACCGTCTGAGGATGTTCTTCAAGGGCCTGGAGCAACCAGTGCAGATGCCAGACACGTCAACCACGATCGGCCTCATATCGACAATCCTCGGCGGCGCGCTGTTCGTCACGCTCGTCGCCCTGTGGAAGGTCATCAAGCCCAGGTTGGATCGGATACTGGGCCAGACGGAGAACCGCCACCAGCAAGCCCCTTATCCGAACCTGCGCGACGAGCTGACGGCCGTCCGGGTTGCTGTCGAATCTGCCGCCATCGCTGCCGAGTCAGCGGCAGAGAACACAATCCAGGCGCGGCGCGAGGTGGAGGGCCTGAGGGAGGATCACCGCGAGCTGGCGAAGCGGGTTGATCGCCACATCAATGATTCTTCGCCCGATCTCGCCTACGTACGTCGGATGCGGGAGGGCTAGCGCGTCTTCCTACGGGGCGCGTTCCCTGACCGAACGACGTGCCCCGTGGGACGCACCACTTTGAGGTTCTTACGCCGGTCCACAGCACGCTGCCACGCATCCACCCAGCCCGACACCCCCTCAGGAAGCACGTAAGCACCCCGTGAGGCGTCGAACTCGTCGGCTACGCCCCAGTGGAGGGTCGAGCGCCCCTGAACCTCCTTACGGAGCGCTGAGACCTCCAGTGCATCAAGCCACGCGGCCGGGTCGTCCGCCAGGGTCACGTACGACGAGTCGACGGCGAGTGAGCGGTAAGGCTCCGTGGGGGAGGCGATCACTGGGAGAGACGCCCCGAGGTACTCCATGCCCTTCAGCCACGACTTCGCCTGATTGAAGGGCGTGAGCGCGAGGGGGACGATGCCGACATCTGCCGCTGCCGCCTCTTCGGCTAGCACCTCATGCCACTTCTCCACGGGGATGTAACCCGTGTCCGAGACGGCAAGCTCCGGGATGCGAAGGATCTTCGCGACATCCTTCTTCGAGCCGACGATCCGAAGGTGCGCTCGTGCGCCCCCATCCACCATCTGACGGATGGCGTCCCCCATGACTTCCAGGTCTCCACGGTGGGAGGCGACAGCACCGGACCACAGGATCGTGAAGAGGTCTCCATCCTTGGCGGGGATCGGGTCGGCCTGGTAGGGCAGATAGTTCCGAAGACGTTCAACTCGGCCATGGTGGCCGTACTTCCGCTCCAGAGCCCGCGTTGTCACGGTCACCAGGTCGGCGGTATCGCAGGCGTCCTTCAGGGTTCGGTGATGCACGCGGTTCCGCCCACCGAAGCCGCCGTTCCACAGCCGGTAGGAGGATGACTGAGGGTGAAGGGCCGACAGGTCGTCGTCCACGTCGATGATGACCGCGACTCCGATGCGCTGCATCTCTCGGATGAACCGGACCTGCTTCTCCTGGCCCGTCCGTGAAAGAACGACGAGGTCCAGGCTCTCCATGTCGAGGCCGCGCACGAAGAACGATCGGCCATGATCTGCGATCTCCACCTCGCGCGGCCCGTAGATCCGTACGTCCCATCCGGTGATATCCGCTACGGCTCTGGCTGGCCACTTCTGCCGGTAGTACTCGACTCCTGTGTCGGCCGCACAGATGACCGCTACCTTCATGATCCCCCCAGGCTTGTCGGTATGCTCAAGCCGAGCACCTACAAGGAGGAGATTAATGGTTCACCCATCGACCACGGCACTTCTGCGCTGGTTCGAGTTCGAGCACATCCGCAGCGAGGAGCTTCGCTCTGTATCGAAGGTCTTCCACGACGTGGCACACGGCCTGGCAGAGACGCTTCCGGAGGACCCGGAGACGACTGTGGCGCTCCGCCATCTCCTGGAGGCGAAGGACTCTGCGGTACGGGCGGCCCTTTCTGGCCTGGACTCGCAGGAGCAGAAGCGCCTCGCCGGGCGCCCGAAGGAGTAGGGCGTGCCGTACGACTACAAGACGCACCTCACGTCCCCGAACCAGTCGGGACGTCGGCAGAAGAAGATCACGTCGATCACCATTCACTGGTGGGGCGACCCGAACCACTTCGGTGACGCAGCTCGTGACGGCGACCCTGAACGGATCGCCGAGTACCTGTGCCGGAAGAACGGCACGTCCAGCGCCCACTATGTCGTCACGGCCGGTGAGGTCTGGTGCATCGTCGACCCGGACAGCATTGCCTGGCATGCCGGGAACTGGGCAGCGAACGAAACCTCCATCGGCATCGAGTGCGATGCGGACCAGCAGGACGGTACCTACGAGACCGTAGCGGAGCTGATCGCGGAGCTTCGCGATATCTACGGGGACCTTCCTCTGGTTCCTCACCGCCAGTGGCAGTCCACTCAGTGCCCTGGCCCGTGGGACCTGGAGAAGCTGGATCGCATGGCGCGCCAGATCCAGATGAAGAAGGACACTGGATCTGGGCTGGGTGGAGGTATGGCGAAGCCGCCCGCGAAGCAGAAGATCGACATCAGGCCCCTTCAGGGTGCGGTTCGCACATGGAAGGACAACATCTGGGGTCCGGACACGGACAAGCGCCTTCGCGCGGTGAAGTCCGCATCGCTCTGGTACGGCCCGCTGTTCCCCTTCCATGTGCCGTTCACGCAGTCCGTTGTGGGGACGAAGCCGGACGGGGTCTGGGGTCCGAAGTCACGCAAGGCGCATGACCAGACCGTGAAGAGAATCCAGAAGTCTCTGAAGAATCTCGGCGTGTATCACGGAGAGATCGACGGCATCTACGGTCCGCTGACGAATTCCGGGGTTAGCAGGGCTCGGGCGCTGTCTCGGGCGTGAGCATTTAACACGTTAAATGGGGCAAGGAGGAAGCATGAAGATGCCAAGCGCGAAGGTGAGGCGATGGCTGTATCGGGTCGCGAACGCTGCCGTGGCTGTCGTCGTCGGCTACGGGCTCATGGAAGGGAACATGGCAGCGGTGTGGCTCCTGCTCGTGAGCGCCCTGCTCGGTCTCGCGGACGCGAACGTTCACGAGGGGGAATGATCCAAGAAGTCACCCTGGACATCCACAAGCAGTACTGGTGGACGAGCAACGCGGAGCGTCGGATGCACTGGGCTGTTCGCGCCGAGAAGGTGCGCATCGTCCGAGAGATGGCCCACGTTCGATCACGGCGTCTGGAGCCCATGGAGAAGGCGGCCGTAACGGTGACTGCCTGCTATCCGAGCAGGCGTCACACGCAGGATGTGTCGAACATCGCTGGGACTGTGAGCAAGGCGGTGATCGACGGCATCGTCTCTGATGCCGGAGTTCTGCCCGATGATGACAGTGACCACGTCGTGGCGGTCACGTACCGACGTGGTCCCGACACGGGGAAGCCTGGGTGGTACCGGCTGATCGTGGAGCTGCAAGCTGTAGAGTGAAGGGGAACCCGTGAGTTCGCTCATGGATTCCTCCTATGACGAGACCCCCGCCCACATGCCCTGGCGGGGGTCTCGTTTACTTCTATTCGGTTATGTTCGTGCGGCTCGCAGGTTCGCTGCCGCGTTCTCCATGCGGACACGGAAGTGCCGGGGGATCGGTGCCGTGGAGGTGTCGAGGTCGCCCCAGACCTGAAGGATCTGGTTCGCTGCACGGACCAGATTGGCGCATGCCTCCTGTGCGGTAGCGACCGCGCGGGCTCTGGTCTCCTCCTCGCGCTCGTTGCACACCGGACACCCCTCGTAGTCGGATGCATCTTCGCGGTGCTCCTCGCAGGTGAGGACCACCCCTCGCAGCCGCAGCGGCTCCCCGATCTCGTCTTCCAGAGAAGGCCCAAGTTCGGCGACGAGATCGTTCGAAGCCCGGTGCGCCCGGGAGGCCGCCTCCCGTGTCCTCTCCCACGCCTCTTCGAGGCTAATCCCGGGACGCTCAGAGGCCGCGAATGTGATCGGTCCACGCTCTGCACGAAACTCGGGCATCTCCAGTCGCCCGACGGCCGTGTAGCCCTCTGGCGGATCTACTGGAGGGAGTAGCCGCCTCGCCCGCTCGCGCGCACGGCTTATCGGGCCTGCCGACTCCTCGGGCCAGTACAGGCTGCGGATCGCCGCCTCGTCACTCACGCAGTTCCCCCTCGTGGACGTACGCCTGACCGTCCGTTGCGTCCTTCCGCTTCACCCTCTCCTTGAAGCCACGGCGGCGGTTCCAGTCGGATGCGATGTTCTGCGCCTCCTTCTTCGATACGCCGGTGGTGTGCTTCTGGTCCCACAGATCCGGGTTTCGGATGTAGACCCCGTAACTCATCAGTTCACTTCCATCCATATCCGAACTGCTCCGCTCGCTCACGGAGCATCCACCCATCCGAGTGATTGTTGATCTCCTGCCGTGTGACCTCACGTTTCGCGGGGCCAAGGTTCGTGTTGGCCTGCGCTCCGACCTTCACGAGCATCTGTTCCAGGGTGACTAGCCCGATGTACTTCCCTACTGCGTACTCGATGGACCTGCGCGCTTCGGCCTCTACCCCATCCGCTCGCAGGATGCGGTGCTGCACCCGTTCGATCGGAACATCCCACAGCGCGGCCCATCGGATTGCTCGGCCTAACTGGTCCTCCCCGTCCCTGATGGGCGGGCAGTACTTCAGGGCGTACTGCTCGTACGGTCCGACAGGGCTGGCGAGGAACCCCCGAGCGAGCACCGAGCGGACGACGCTGTAAGGGTCCCTCATGATGCGCAGGACGCGCGTAGACGGGTCCAGAGAGTCCAGGTGGGGGATCGCCAGCCAAGACGACTCCCCGCCCCTCATAGGGCCTTTCTTGGCAAGGTTGAACTGACCCTCATGCGTGCAGGCGAAGCCGAGCAGGGTGAACAGATCGGATGCCCATGCTGTACCAGATCGACCACACCCGGTAATCAGGAACTTCCGATCCGTCACGACCCTCCCCCGTAGATCTTCCGGACCTGAGACGGCTTGCCAGAAGTGTTGGAACCATGCCAATTCCAGGTCCAGGTCCGCTGTGCCAGGTGCTCGAACTTCGCTCCAGCGTCCACCAGACGTAGCCAGAGAGCCCAGTCCTCGCAGTCCTCGTGAGGCCACTCCTCGCTACCAGGAACGGGGAATCCTCCCACCTCGTACAGCAGTTCCGAACGGACAAGCGCCGTGACCGGAATGAAGTTGTTGATCTTCAGAGCCTCCGGGTCGAACTCCTTCCCGAACGTGGTGCCACCACGCATCTTCAGCGGGTCGAGGTCATTCCGGATCTGGCCGTGGAGCTGGATGTTGAACCACGGGTAGACCACGTCGGCCCCGGTCTTGCCCGCGTGCTCCAGGCACGCGGGCAAGTGCTCGGGAAGGAACTCGTCGTCGTCATCCAGGAACGCGATGTACTCGGCTGGTTCTCCCGCCTCGCGGGACCACTCCAGTGCTCGGTTCCGGGTTGCCGCCGCGCCGAGACCTTCGTTGTCGATCTCTGTCCAGACCCCCATATATACGTCGCCGTGGTCGCGGGTGGACCGAACTGCTCGTGCCAGAAGTTCGTGCCGTTCCGGGATGGACGGGATGATGACTCGGACATCCAGCATCAGACGGCCCTCCCGAACAGGGAGAAGCCACGCGGCGTGTTGAACGGGACACCCACGAACCCAGAAGACTTCGCCTTGTCGTGCATGGTCTTCGAGAACTTCGGGTACTTCGTACCGTTCGGGTTCCCGCAGTCGTGTACGCAGATCACCCCACCAGGAGCGAGCAACTTCACTGCCAGGTCCCACTCCAGTGGCCGAAGGTCGAAGAGCGAGTCCAGGAAGATGAGACCGAACGTGGCACCCTCCTTGACCAGGTTCTCCATGCCTTCGATGCTGGATTCCCGCCGCACCTCCACGTTCGACAGGTACTTCACCCGGTCTCGGGTAGCCTTCACCCGCTCGGGATTGATCTCGAACGAGATGAGACGGGTTCCAGGGACCTCCGCCAGGGCTGCGCCGATCTCCTCCGTGGAGTAGCCCCACGCAGAACCGGTCTCCAGGGCATCGCTCACGCGCATCATGCGGGCCAGCGCGCCAAGGAACTCGATCACCTGAACTTCCGTGCTGTCGGTGTCGTACGCGGTCCAGTGCCCAGGGTTCTTGCAGTCCTCGCGCTCCGTAGTGAACTCGGACTCCAGCACCGTAACGCCAGTCGACTTCGTCATGTCTTTCCTTTCTCAGCGCTGCGCCATCATGAGCCACGCTTCCAGGCGTGCGGCTGCGATCTCTGGAGTGTGCCCGTCGTACGGGGGGGCCATATCCACCTCTGGGATGTCGAACAGGTCCCACAGGTCGTCACGGTAGTGGTTGCTCACCTGACCGGTGGGGAGCTGTGCCGTGACGATGAATAGGCCCTCCAAGCTCTCTCCGTCGTGGTGCTTGCGGGACTTCACCACGTCGATCCCGGCCCCGTGCCAGGCGTCGGCCGCTGCGGCGTTGTAGAGGGCGCGATACCGGTACAGCTCATCCATCGTGTGGTACTTGTCCCGCTCGACGGCGATTGCCCGCTTCGATGAGACGACGGTGCATAGCCCGTTCTCTTCGCGGATCGTGTAGCGCACGGGAACCTTCGGTGTGGGCTTGTGAATCTTCTCCACCACCCCGACCCGCAGTTCGGATGTGTTCCGGTGCTTCACTGCTGCGGCGATCTTGTCCCCGACCTTGATGTCATTCACCATTAGATTCCCCCTTCACTAGTTCCTGGTAGGCGCGAGCTGCATCGTTGTGCTCCTGCTGCGCCCTGGAGAGCATCTCCCGTGCGAACTTCAGCGCCCCGTCCGCTGCGATGAATCTGTCGCGTGCTCGGTGCTCGCGCTCTTCACGCTCGCGCTGTCGCATCTTCGCTTCGATGAAGCGGATAGATTCCGGGTCTGGTTCAGTCACCAGCGTTCCTCCTCTGGCGTCCGGTACCAGCACGAGAATTGCCCCTTGTGGTTGATCCGGCTGAGGCACCCGTGGTTGCAGGCGCAGCGCGGGTTAGCCATCAGATCGTCGATCTCTTCCTCGATCTTCTCGACTGCACGCATGGCTCGCTTCCAGCGTAGGAAAAGCTCGCTGGGCATCTCGACTCTCGGGTAGCCATCCGGGTGATCGCTGAACACTCTGGGGATGTAGTAATCCCGCTCCTCCGATTCGAGGATGTAAAGGCCCATTACTCCTCCAGCTTCTTCAGGAACACTTCCATCGCGTCGTCCACGGTCGGGCCTTCCTCGTCCTCCGGGTCCTGAAGCGACTTCAGCAGGTCGCAGTCGGCCCAGGAGAGCACGTCCACCAGGGCCTCGCGGAGCTGAGACTTCGAGAAGGTGACGATGTCCTGCGGTCCGAGGCTGAACGTCCTGTCTCGGCCATCACGGTCCATGCGGACAGATGCCTCAGCCTCGGCAACAAGGAGGGCGTTCTGGACCCTGGAATGCTTCAGCCGTTCCAGGTCGCGCATGTACCCGGCCTCGTGGAGGAGCCATGTCGTGGTGGGGATGCTCGTGAGCCAGCACAGGCGCAGCGCCGTCGTGTGCCCCACGTGAACCTTCCCCTGGATGATCCGGCGAACGTGGTCCTTCCCGTACTGCATCTCCTCGGCCGCCTCTGCCAGGCTCATGCCCTTCTCCTCCATCCACTCCTGGAGGTAGGCACCTGGTGGCTTCGCGTAGTTCGTCTCGGTCATGGTTCCTCCTGTTACAGCCCGTCCTTCTGACGGGCCTCCTCTGCGTGCTGAAAGCACAGAAGGGTCTCTGATCCCTTCGTGATGCGCCGGAAGGCGGCACGGTTCGGAGCGTGGGTGGGTTCCTTCCCCCACTTCGCTGCGATGTCAGCCACGCAAGCGTCACAGTGGATCACCAGGTTCTTCACCTTGTAGCGCCGGTACTGCACGCCCTTGATCTCCTGCTTCGGCGGATCGTGCCGCTTCGGCTTCTCTGGCATGAACTCCAGAGTTGGCTGCTCGTGCTCCATGCCGCCTCCCGGCACCTTTCTAGTTGCAGAACTGTGGGTCGGTTCCCCGGCAGTCCTTGCAGAACAGTGGCTTCTTGCGCCTGCCTGCATTCAGCTCTCGGCCACAGCGGCCACAGTGGACTTTCGTCCGGGAGCCGAGGCGCCCTACGTTCGTGCCCTGGATCTCCCGGTTGACTCTCACGGCTACTTCACCTTCCCGCATCGAACGCAGACCATGGCCTGGTTCCCTTTCTCGTCCAGGCTGAGGGCATACACGTGCCCCTTCCATGGGGGACACCAGACCATGTCAGCCGTCCCCCTCAATGTCGCCCGATGTCTCCAGGTCGAAGTCGGGCAGCACGGTCTCCGGCTTGATGATGATGCGTGTGTGGTAGACGTCCACGTCGATCGGGTCGAGCTGGGTGGACTGGTACATCCCGTTGTCCCCCAAGCCCGTGTAGTGCTTGCGGTAGTCGCTCTCCCCGTGCTTGCAGGTGACGATGAGCGTCTTGCTCTCCCGCTCGATGGAGCAGCGGCCCTCGGTCTCGAATGTCACCTCGTTGGTGAAGGTGTTCACGACCGTGATCCGGCGTTGTACCTCGAACTGCTCGGCGGCCGTGGACAGGTTCTGGGACGCCCTGTCGGCGTCGCTGGTGCAGCCTGCGGTGGTTGCCAGGATGAGACCGGCGCTGGCGGCCCAGGTGCCGAGGGTGGTCAGTGCGGTGCGTGTGCGGTTCATGATTCCTCCTTGTGTTCATCCGACATGTAGCCGGAAGCTGGTTACCGCTTCACCTTCCGCACGTCCATTCGGTCGGTGGCGGAGCGCGTGAAGCTCTCAACCTTCGTCTCGTTCATGTGGGTCCACGAAACCGCGTACTCCCCGGTCGAACCGGAGACACCGTCCAGCTCGTACTTCGCGGACTTCATTAGCGAGTTGCCCTGCCGCACCAGCTCGCGGCCATCCACGTACCGCTGCACGGCGTCGAGCTGGCCCGGATCATCGATCACCCCTGACGGGTTCCTGTCGCCACGGCAGGTCTGGAAGAACGGGCAGTGGACGCACCAGGTCAGCGGCTCATCCTTCGGCACGTCCTCCACGCCGTTGATGACCCCGTACTCCACGTCGTCAAGGCGCTGGTCCACTTCGGCCAGGATTGCATCGCACTCGAACGGCTCCATCACGTACACGTACATGGAGTCGTCCTTGCCGGACCGGTCCACGTAGACCAGGGCTGCGCAGGCGTTCGGGTGCAGTTCGCCTGCGTCGATCTTCGCTTTCCGGTAGCCCGAAACCTGCGCCTTGTTCTTGAACGACGGGCCGTCACGACGCACCACATCCAGGCCGTCCACGGTCTTGATGTCCCAGATGTGCTCGCCCGTATTGACGTCGAGGTGTCCTGGCACGACGCGACCGGACGGCAGTGTGAGTTCCACGGTCTGCTGCGTCTCGTAACCGAACTGCTCGTGAACCGCGCTCTCCATCCGGTCACCGACAGCAGAGCCGATGAAAGCTGGCAGCTTGATGTCGCCGCTCGGGTCGTCGTACGGCTGCTGCGTGATCATGCGCGCCAGGTAGGACCGGCATGCCCCGATCTCGCTGATACCGATACGGTGCTCCGCCTGCTGCCGCGACCGATCCGACCCCATGGTGTGGGAGCGGATCGCTTCGCGGACCTCATCTGCGATGCGCTGCGCCACCTCTTCGTTGCTCATGCCTTCCTCCACTTGCCCTCTTGGACTAGGCGAGCAACATACTGCTCGGGTAGGACAAGAGCTTCGCCCCTGGATGCGGTTCGTGGGTCCTGCATCCGCACCACTCCACGCCTATTCGAGGTGATGGTCAGCTTGGCCTGGACGGCTCCTCTCGGCTCGATGACCTCGAACTTGGTGCCCTTCCTCACCTGTGCTCCTCGATGTATCCGATTGCCGTGTAGATCCTGTGCTTCACAACGTCCAGGACTTCGTCACGGGGCATCTCGATCCAGTCGGTGTCCCACTCATCCGCCTTGAAGCCCATGCACCGCATGAGGACACTGCTTGCTGCTGCGACCCGACCGAGCGCCTGCTTGTCCGTGATCCGATCTCTCGTCGTGTCCACGATCCCCCCATTTAACGTGTTAAATGCCCGGTCCCTACTGGTCCACGGGAGCGATGACTGCTAGCCGGATCGCGTTCCGTCCCGTGTTCGGACAGACCCCCATCCAGTGCCCGTTACGTGGAACGATCTCCAGCCTGTCCTCATGCTCCAGGCATTCCCAGTGGTCGAAGTCGGGGTCCTTGGGTGCGACGGGTCCAAGGCCCTGTCGCGTCACCCCGATCCCGCAGCACGCCACTTCGGGCCAGATGTCAGTCATCCTCTTCGTCCTCCAGCTCCTCGCAGAACTGCGCGATGGCGTTCATCATCCAGGCCAGGACATCGATCTGGGACTGGCCCTGGTTGAACTTCGTCGCGGCGCCGAGGCCGAGGGCGATCCCGGCGAACATCCGCATGCCCTCGTCGTTGTAGGAGCCTTCCCTGACTTTCTCCTCGATCGAGTTGATGAACCGGAGGATCTCCTTGTTCGCCCGGTAGGTGCTCGCCATCATGCTGCTTCTCCGAACTCTTCGCCCTTGTCCTTCGCGGCCTGGACAAGCTCCGCGTCGGTGCCTGGGTTGCCGAGTCGGTTCTCAGTCCAGACGGCGAGGAGGCGTTCGCGGGAGTCCGCCGTGGCGATGTCGTTGAGGATCTTGTCCTTGTTGGCGTTCGTGGCCTTGACGGTGTTCCGGGAGGCCAGGTTGCCGTCGTCGTCCTCATCGGTGATGACTCCGGTGAGCATCCCGAGCATGTAGCGCCGGTAGTACGTGATGGCACTGCCGAGCTTCTGGGGGTCGGCCCCGAAGAGGGGGATCTCGCCGTCGACCAGGGTGTCGCTCTTGGCGTGGAGGAGGCGGCCAATGAACCAGCCCTTCCCCTCTGCTCCTTCGCGGCCACCGCAGAGGTAGATGATCCCGTGCTTGTTCAGGAGCGGGATGATCTGCTCGGAGATCTCTGGGAGTCCGGCGTACTTCGACTTGAAGTGGGGGTTCGTCGCCGTCTTGGCGATGACGGGCATCTCTGCCTGGAAGGCGAGCAGTGCCTCGTAGATGTTGCCGTGATCTTCCATGTCTTCCTCCTTGGTGCGGGCGGCGGGGGGCTAGTGACAGCCGACCTGGATGGGCTACCCCCCGCCGCTGCTCCAAGTCTATGACGACATGGCCATCCGCGCAACTC